GTGTTTGCTGTATGTGTATTTTCAGATGGTCAATTAATAGACCATAAAGGTGCTGACAACATGAGCGATTGTTTAAAGACTAAAAGAGAAGTTGAAAAGGCTTGGAGAAATAGACAAGATGAAACAGACAGCGTAGAGATTAATGGTATCACTTATCAAATACACGGTGACTCATTAAACTTTATGTGTGATTTAGTTGACGCAAATGTACATCACTATGAAGATGGTACTTGGGAAATAATTAAGATACTAGGTAAACATAAGAAGGAAGAATAATGGCTGATACAGTAACAACACAAACAATAGCAGATACATCTGGAGTTAAGTATGTTCTAAAGATGACTAACTTATCAGATGGTACTGGTGAATCTTTAGTTAAAAAGATTGACGCTTCAGAGGTCACATTTATGACCGAAGATGGTAATAGAAAGATTGCTAAGATATGGTACTCAATTAACACAGCTAATTCAAAGTCAGCAGTAGAGGTCGTGTGGGACGGTGTTACTAACGCAACTGCTTTACTATTAAGTGGTAATGGTCATTGGGATTTGAGAACATCAGGAGATGAAGTAACAAATAATGCTACTACACCTACTGGAGATGTACTCCTATCTACTAAAAACTTTGCAATTGGTGACAATTACTCAATTATTATAGAGTTTAGATAAAAAACCTTATAAATAGTATAGAGAACAGAGAGAGAACATGAAATTAATATCGGAAGAAATTCAAAACGCAGAATATCTGGTTGAAGAAACCAACGGTAAAAAAGCATATAAAATTCGTGGTGTCTTTTTACAAAGTGATATCAAAAATAGAAATGGAAGAATATATGAAAATGATATCCTATCAAAAGAGGTAAATAGATACTCAACAGAATTCATTGATAAAAAAAGAGCATTCGGTGAACTAGGCCATCCAGACGGACCTACAGTAAATTTAGAGAGAGTATCACATATGATAACTTCTCTAAAACCAGAAGGCAAAAACTTTATTGGTGAGGCGAAAATCATGGACACTCCATACGGTAAGATTGTAAAAGGTCTTATTGATGAAGGCGCTCAATTAGGCGTATCTTCAAGAGGTATGGGTTCCTTGGTTCAAAAGAACGGAAGTAACTATGTAGGAAAAGATTTCTACTTGGCTACGGCCGCTGACATTGTAGCAGACCCCTCTGCTCCAGACGCTTTCGTAGAAGGCATTATGGAAAACAGAGAGTGGATTTGGGACAATGGAGTAATAAAAGCACAGGATATTGAAGAATATAAAGAGCATATTCAGAAAGCAAAAGCACTTAAATTAGCAGAGGCTAAGGCTAATGTGTTTAAAAACTTTCTTGAAAATCTTTAATTGTATAAATATCTATTAATTAGAGAAAAAATAACTAGTTATTTTTAAAAAAGGAGATTTCTCAAATGGCCGATACAGAAAACAAGTTAGAGGCGTTAGAGCAAGAAGCAGTAGCTGAGGCGAATGCCCAAGCGGATGCTCCTAAAAAGAATGCTGTAGCGGCTGAGCCGAACCACCTTAGCAATGAGGCGGAGGATTTAGGCGCAGCTGTTGTAAAACCAACAGACAGCAATCCTGACGCAACTAAAAAAGTTAAACAAGTTTCTGGACAAGCTCCTCAAAAATCGCAAGGTGCAGCCGACCCAATGAAATCATTGGAAGGACACAATACGAAATTAGAGGGAACAGAAGCTGAAGGTTCGGAAGAAATCAAAGAAGGCGAAATGCCAAAAGCTGCTCTTGACGCTTTGAACAAAGCTAAAGGGAAGAAAGATGACAAGTCAGAAGACAAAGAAGTTTCTAAAGACAAAAAAGATGTTGAAGAAACTATTGACGCTGGCGAAGTATCTAAAATGGCAGACAAGAAAAAAGATGTTGACCAAAAAACTGCTAATGTTAGCGCTTCTTACAAAATGAGTAAAGAAGATACTGACGAGCATGTTAACGCTTTAATCGCCGGACAAGATGACTTATCCGAAGAATTTAAAACAAAAGCTGCAACCGTATTTGAATCAGCAGTAAACTCTAAAGTTAAAGAGATTGCTGGTATAATGGAAGCAGATTACACAACTAAATTAGAGCAAGATAGTGCAACAGCTAAGTCTGAATTGACTGAAAAAGTTGACAACTATTTGTCTTATGTCGTTGAAGAGTGGATGAAAGAAAACGAAGTCGCTCTTGAAAGAGGCATTAAAGGCGAAATAGCTGAAGACTTTATCACAGGACTTAAAAAGTTATTTGCTGAACACTATATTGATGTTCCAGACGAAAGATACAATGTTCTTGAAGACCAAGCTAAGAAAATTGAATCTTTAGAAAAGAAACTTAATGAGCAGATTGAAAAAAATGTTGAATTAAACAAGGACAATAACGACAAAACTCGTAACGAAATTATGAGTGAAGTTGCAAGTGACCTTGCTGATACAGCAAAAGAAAAATTTGCTAAACTTGCTGAAGAAATTGAATGGTCAGACGCTGACTCTTTTAAAACAAAATGTGAAACTATTAAAGAATCATATTTTGGTGCAAAAGCTGAAGTAAAAGACCAATTACATGATGTGGCGGCTGTTGATGGGGCTTCTAACGAAGACTTGTCAAAAGCTATGGCTGCTTACACTGCCGCTATAAGCAAAACAAAAGATATTAAAATATCTTAATGTTAAAACGGAAATAAGGGAGAAAAATAAAATGTACTTATCCGAAACACACGAAAAAAAATGGCAGCCTGTGTTAGAGCATCCTGATTTACCAGAAATCAAGGACTCTTACAGACGAGCCGTTACATCTGTTATCCTAGAGAACCAAGAGAGAGCAGCGAAAGAGGACCAAGCCTTTATGACAGAGGCAGCTCCTACTAACGCTACCGGTTCTTCTGTAGCTAATTGGGATCCAATCCTAATCAGTCTAGTAAGAAGAGCAATGCCTAATCTTATCGCTTATGATATCGCAGGTGTTCAACCAATGACTGGTCCAACTGGACTAATCTTTGCAATGAGAAGTAGATACACTTCACAAACTGGCAATGAAGCTATGTTTGACGAAGCTGATACAGACTTCTCTGGAAGAAACGCTGCTGGTTCAGCTGTTGATGGTTATTCTTCAACTGCTAACTCTGGCGCAAACCCAGGTGCTCTAAACGACTCACCATCAGCTGGTACTTACACAACAGGTACTGCTATGACTACAGCTGCGGCTGAAGCATTAGGTGACGCTAGTGGAAACGCATTTGCTGAAATGGCATTCTCAATTGAGAAATCAACTGTTACTGCTAAATCAAGAGCTCTTAAAGCTGAGTACACAATGGAACTCGCTCAAGACCTTAAAGCAATCCACGGTTTAGACGCTGAAACAGAACTTGCTAACATCCTATCTGCTGAAATCCTTGCGGAAATCAACAGAGAAGTAGTTAGAACTGTTTACACAAATGCAGAAAAAGGTGCTGCTACTAACACAACTACTGCTGGTATCTTTGATTTAGATACAGACTCAAACGGTAGATGGTCAGTTGAAAGATTCAAAGGCTTAATGTTCCAATTGGAGCGTGACGCAAATAGAATCGCACAAAGAACAAGAAGAGGAAAAGGTAATATGATTATCTGTTCCGCTGATGTTGCTAGTGCTCTTCAAATGGCTGGTGTTTTAGACTACACTCCTGCATTAAACAATAACTTGAATGTTGATGACACAGGCAATACTTTTGCAGGTGTTCTTAACGGCAGATTCAAAGTTTACATTGACCCTTACTCAGCAAATAGCTCAGCAACACAATACTATGTTGTTGGTTACAAAGGTACTTCACCTTATGACGCTGGTATGTTCTACTGTCCTTATGTACCATTACAAATGGTTAGAGCAGTTGGTCAAGATACTTTCCAACCAAAAATTGGTTTCAAGACTAGATATGGCTTAGTTGCTAATCCATTCGCTGAAACTGGTGCTCAGTCAGGTGCTGCTACAGCAGTAAATGACGCTGGTTCTGCTAACTCAAACAGATACTACCAAAGAGTTAAAGTTACTAACTTGATGTAATATCTTGTAGAGTTTTCTACAGAAAACGAAAAAGGGCGGCTTTATGTCGCCCTTTTTTTTGGCCTCCTTCCGGATGGATAAATAATAGTATGACATCAACTAATGCATACAATAGACAACCAACAAAGTTTGATTACGCCTCACCTACACAGTTTAAGTTTACCATACTAAAACTACCAAAGGTGGAATATTTCTGTACAGCAGTTAATATACCAGGTGTTGATTTAAACAATGTTGAGGTTCCAACACCATTAAAATCTATACCTACACCTGGTACTATATTAGCATATGGCGATTTAACAATGTCATTTTTGGTAGATGAAAATTTAGAAAACTATAGAGAAATACATGGTTGGTTAACAGGACTAGGAACTCCTAGAGACCATAAACAACATAAGACTCTTGTGGACGCCGCCAAGGACAGATTTCCAACGCAAGGGAGTAGCGATACTCAAGCAGACGCAGGTAAGGTGGTAGGTGGACCAATGCCAATAGGACCTGTATATTCAGACGCAACTTTAAATGTATTAACTAGTAAAAATACAGCTAATATAGAAGTAAGATTTTCAGATTTGTTTCCTGTATCATTGTCAGGATTACAATTTAACCAACAGGCTGCCGATATTGATTTCTTGTCGGCAAGTGTGGTAATGAAATACAAGATATATGAATTTGCGACCAAGAGTGCTGGTAGAACAACAGAAACAACCTCTTAAAAGCTTTACAATTTAACGATATTATGATAGGATACCTTTATTATGGATTTAGAAAAACTACAAGAACAAGCTGATAGTGATTTAAAAATTAACGATACTGAACTTGATTTAGAATCACTTAAAACACCCCAATTACACAACAAATATATGAAACACTTAACAAAGTTTAAGTTAATGTTAAGTCGTGCTGAAGGAGATTTGTACAATACAAAGAGAAGTCTTTGGGAATATTATACTGGTAAGGCAGACGCTACAGTATATCAAAAGAGACCTTTTAATTTTAAATTATTAAGACAAGATGTTGACCAATATGTTTATTCGGATGAAGAGTATATCAAAGCAAAACAAAAAGTTGATTACTTAAACGCTTGTATTGATTTTTTAGATAGAACAATTAGACAAATCACTAATAGAACTTTCACAATTAAGAACGCAATTGATTGGCGTAAGTTTACTAGTGGTGCTATCTAATGAAACAAGATAAGTTATTTCCAACACATGTTTATCTTTTTGACAATGTAATAGATGATAATAGTTTATTGCAAATAAGAAAAGATATTACCTCATCATATAATCAAACTACAAAAAATTGGCAAAGCAAGGCTAGTTTACATAAAAATGTGTTGTATGATAAACTTACTCATAAGATTGTAGAAAATAGTAAAAAGGTTTTTGATAGTTTACATTACGAATATCATGGTTTTAATATTACTGATATGTGGTCAAATATTTTAAAACCTGGCGAAACTCATAGACCTCATACACACTCTAATAATATTTTAAGTGGTGTTTTTTATGTGGAGGCCGAACAAACATCTGGTATTATATTTACAGACCCTAGACCACAAGCAGGTGTTATACAACCAAATGTAGTAAAACAAGTTATAGATAATGCAAACAAAATTAAATATGATTCGGTTACCAATAGAATGATTTTGTTTTCTTCTTGGTTACAACATTATGTTCCTGTAAATGAAACAAAGTCAAATAGAATTAGTATTGCTTTTAATATTATGTTAAAAGGTAAGGTTGGTTCTTCCGAAGAATACCAATCAGCAGAGTTTTAATATGAAGATATCAGATTATATA